TTGTCCTCATAGCTCAGCTGGATAGAGCGCAGAATTCCTAATTCTGAGGTCGTGAGTTCGAACCTCGCTGGGGACACCATAACTTAGAAAAATAAGTAAAAAGTTGTAAAAAATACATTAGCAAAAACCAGCTAATTATCCTAAAAATAGACAAAAAGTTGTAAAAATAAGTAAAAAGTTATAAAAAGATAGCGAAATATTTTTTAACTGACTTTTTTACTGACTAATGTTATAATCCGCAAAATCTCAAAAAATAGGTCAGTAAAAACTATGCCAAAGACAAGCCCACAAGTAAATGACACCCTTTTGAAATCGCTAAAGCCTAAAGAGAATAAATATTTTATTAGTGACGGCGAGAATATGCTAATAGAGATACGCCCTAATGGCAAAAAATCTTTTATTTTAGAGTATAAAAGCCCTGCGACCAACAAAATGGCAAGAATAACTTTGGGGCAGTATCCGATAATGAGCCTAAAGGAAGCTCGAGCACTAAAACTGGAGCTAAAAGAGCAGATAAGCAAAGGTATAGACCCTAAAAAGAATAATACGGGCGAGGGAAAAAGATTTAAAGATATATTTCACGAATGGTTTATGAGGAAGCAAAAGCAGGTTTTGGCAAAACAACAAAAAACAATAAAAAGCTTCTTTGATAGATTTTTTTTGCCTAAATTTGGCGATATGGATATTAAGAAAATAAGTAGACGTGATATTGTTTCGGCGTTAGAGTTTTTGGAGTTTGAGAAAAAATATATAGCATTTAGTAAGGCGCTAGGAGCGATAAAAGAGCTTTACAAATACGCCGTATTGAAAGAATATGTAGAACATAATATAATCTTAGATATTGATAAGAAAGCACTTTTTAAAGCCCCTGAAACAAAACACTACGCCGCTATAACAGACGAGCAGGCGCTAACACAACTACTAAATAATATAATCTATTACAGCGGCGATATTAGGGTTAAGGCGTGCTTAGTGCTTAGCATAATGACTGCCGTACGCCCACTCAATGCAAGGTCGGCTAAATGGTCGGAGTTTGACCTAGATAATGGGCTTTGGCGCATCCCAGCCGAGCAAATGAAAATGAAGCGCCCGCACGTTGTTTTTTTGTCTGACGAACTTTGCAAATTCTTGCAATCGTATAGAGGCGCTTTTAAAAGTGAATATCTATTCCCAAGCGTAAGAAGTTTAACTAGACCTATTAGTGATAATGCGTGTCGCTGCTCCCTTAGAAATATGGGTTACTCAAACGAGGAAATAACCCCACACGGCTTTAGGGCTACATTTAGCACCATTTGCCACGAAAAGAGGGCAGAGCATAAACAAAGCAGTGATATTATTGAGCTTTGCCTAGCACACATTGAAACAAACAAGGTAAAAGACGCATATAACCACGCAAAGAATTTAAAAGAGCGTAAAGAGCTTATGTTTTGGTGGCAAGGGTTTATTTACGCCCTTTGTCCTGACATATATTCTTTTATTGAGGCTAAGTCGCAGTAGATAACACGCTGGTTTATTTTATTAGCCTTGATTATACCAGCGTTGATGAGTTTTTTTAGGGTCGGCTTTGAAATGTTTAAAATTTCCCTTGCGTATTTAGATGGGATAAAGCCGACCGCTTCACTTAGGGCTGCTATCTCGCTCATTTCTTATCCTTGATATAATCTTTCAAATCTCGCAAAGCGTTCCGTAAATAGCGGACGTCGCATTTAAAGAGCAAACCTTGTATTTGCTCGACTAAATTTATCTTTTCATTGTGTGCCTCGCAAAACGCCTCTAAATTTGCAAGGGCAGCTAAATGCTTTTCTCTTTCTGGGCTACTCATCTAATAGCTCCTTATTCTCATAGATGTTGCCAACTACAACCCACTCACCAAGTTCGTTTAGAAAAAAATGTATCCCTTCTCGTTTTCTATCAATAGGTCTAACTGCAAAACTTCCTATGTCAAAAAATATTTTACCCATTTCACCATATCGTGGATTAGGTAATTCTTCACTACGAGGAGACTGCGGGTAAAATTTCACTATATCGCCCTCGTAAATTTCTTTGCCATTTTGGTCTTTTAAGCCAGTGTATTGCACAACATTAAAACGTTCAGTATCCTCTAGTATATCTCCAAAAGAGGCGCAACTTGTCCCTACATCATCATAAATATACTCTATGTCATAGTGCATCTTCTCTAGCTCTTTATCCCACGCTCTAAATTTAATCTCTCTCATTTACTATCCTTTAATGTTTTATATGCTTCAAGCAGCCTTTCTCTCTCAGCACTTTTTAGATAAAACCAGTCATAGATAGAAAAATTTACCCATACTGGGTCTATATCAAATCTTAAAAGTGATGTATTTAATTGTTTTAATTTTCTATAATCTCTTGTGGTAAATTGCCAATCATGGCTTAAAAACCACTCCAAAAGCCCTATTAATCTCTCTTTTTCCGTTTTTCGCCAAAACATTATCAATCCTTTCAAATATTCTCAATATAAAAATAAGCCAGTGTTTGGCTATCCTCTGCTTCTCTTGCGTTATCTAGGTTTTTCCTCTAGTTGTCATCGCTCGCCCCGTTTAGATTTTTGCCTTTTAATATTTGTAGCACCTCTTGCTTTGAAAATTTAGAGGATGGGCTTAGCTCGATTTTGCTAAGCCAGTAGCGATCTAGTTTTTCGCAGTAGTATTTCATCGCACTTTCAAAGTTTAGCCGCTGTGGCAGTGGCACGCCTATCTTAAACGTGCCTTTTACTAGCTTCATCTTATCTTTTGCGCTCATAATCGCTTCGCCGTAAGTCATCACACTGCCTTTAGCTCATCGATATTAAATAGCTGCTTTAATATCTCAACATCATAAGTATTTACCCTGCCATATCTTGGGTCGATAACCGCACCCATAAAAGCGCCCTGCTCGATGCTTAGCTTTTTAGCCTTTTTGCCTAAGCTTGGGATGTGATGCCCCTTTTGGCTAATAGCGTATAAATTCATAAACGCAATTATCGTCATATACCTATCGTTGCTTAAAAGGCGGTTTATGTTGTGCTTTGCTTTTAACTGCTCTTTGTGAATTTCGTCTGTCTTGTCTTCTAGCTCGTGTATCTTTCTATCCTGCTCTTTCATTAAATTTAATTGCATTTGCAGGTAGTCGATAGAGTTAAGTGGTTTTTACGTATAGCTTCCCGTTTTTCTAATGCTAGACAATACCTCTTTATTGACAAACATTCTAAACGGCTTTGCGTTCGGTTTATCGCTACGCATAAGCACGAAGTAAAGTTGTGGCTCGGTGATAAAAGTCGCATTTTGCTCCCTGCCTAAACTATCAAAGATGGGGTAAGTTAAACTTAGGTCATCATCAAACTCCGATATAATCGCACTTTTAACTACACTTGCGTTAGTAAGTTCCAAAATCTTACAAACGTCGCTCAAACAAAAAAGCGGTTCATTGTTTTCATCAACCGCAACTCTAACCTCGAAATTTTCGTTTTTAAAAATTTCTAAATTCATTTTATATCCTTTTTATCTGGTTGTATTGCATTTAAAATTTTGGCTCTCATCGCATTATGATTTTTTGCTAACGCTTCCAAGGCGCAGAATAGATCATAAGCGCAGTCAAGCACCTTGTAGCTTACTTCTTCGTTGCTATCGCTTGGCTCTATCTTGTAAGCTTTTAAATACTCGGCAAATTTCTGTTTAGTAGGGGACTTTCATTTTTGCCCCCTTGTAAGAAATATCCAAATGCAAGTAGCGAAAAAGGCTACAACCATTATGACATCGGTAAAATCTACTGACATTTTTGCTCCTTAGGGTATAATGTCAAAAGGCATCAGATTAAAGATTTTCTTTGTCCACTTTTGGGGAGTGGATTAAATCCACCCAAAAATTCGCAAAATCTAATAAAGGATTTGCAAAATCAGACACAGAAGTTGCAACAATCTTGTCATATGATGCTCCTTTGATTTATTTCAAAACGTATTTAATCCGTTTTGATAGAAGCATTATACAAAAATTATACGTTACTTGTCAATAGTTTTAAGTATTTTATTTGTGTTTATGGATAAAATAAGCGTAAAATATACGCCTATTTTGAAAGTTCTTTTATGATAATAGAGAGAGTATCAAGAGTTTTTAACTTGTTTTTTAGCTCTAAATTCTCAAGATAAAGCAATAAAGCTTTATTCATCGTTGCTGAAATATTGCCTGTTCTAGCGGCTTTACTTACGGCTTCTTCACCATACCCTATCGCCTCGCCAAGTTGCTTGTAAGTTAAATTTAGCTCTTTGCAGGTTTGTTTTATTAAATTTTCACTCATTTTATTCCTTTTTAAATTTATTAGACTACAATTAAACAATTTAAAAGTGTTGTAGGCTTGATTGAGCTTAGACCACTTTCAAAACGAAAGGATTATTGCCCCCTTGCTTTGCAAGGCTCGGGTCCCCGGTCTTAGTGCCGGGATACTATCTTATAATCTTATCTTTCACCTTGATTTTTATCTTCTCAAAATCAGCTTTTAACACTGAAATATTTGCGTTGCTTATCACTCTTTTTGTATCAAATAGCCTTATTTGGGCTAGTAGTGCGACTTGTTTTATACCTTGTTTATCGGTAAATTTATGATATAAGCATCCTGATTTTTGAGAAGCTTTTGAGCTAAGTGGCACACCGATAAAGGCGTTTATGTAGTTTTTTATATAGACCTTATTTAAAACAAGCACTGGGCGTTTAAAATCCGCCCCTTTGCCATAAGTTTCACTGCCTAAATTTTGCCCTACGCTTAACCAATATACCTCGCCATTAGCAACGCCAGTTCCAGTTTTTTGCTCTAGCTCTTTTTTAACCTCGTTCCACTTATCAAATTTATCCACGTGCTAGCCCTTGTATTTTTGGATTTGATTTTACAAAAAGCCAAATTCAAAAGACCTTACGACTTAAAATGGTATTTCATCGCTATCGCAATATTGGCTCACATCTATTTCATCGCTTGCACTCTCGCTAGCTTGTGGCGTGTGGGAGCTATTATTTCTTTTTGGTGCGCTCCATGTGGCTTCAAACATTAGTCCGTTAGGCTCTTTTGGGCTAAATAATGCTAGATAAACACGTCCGCCAGCTACTAGAGGCGTTTCTATATGCCCCCTAAAATAATTTGTTTTTCCGTCGTTGCTTACTGCGTTCCAAATGCCCCCTATAAATTTTATTTCCTTGCCGTCTTGAGCTTTGAAAGTTTGATTTTTAAAATAGCCTACATTCATTAGTTATCCTTTAAATTTTCTATTAAATTGTCTATGCTACTTGGGCCATTTAGATAGGCAGTAGCCTCGTCGATACTTAGCCTCTCAACTAAATTTTCAGCCTCTATTTCACTAGCGCCTCGTTTTACTAGCTCGCTTTGTAGTAGGTCGAGGGGCATTGGTTCAACTGTCAAATTTTCTTTTACAGTTGCGATTTCAACTTCAAGGGGCGCAGCTTCAATGTATTCAGTTTGTGAATTTTTTGCACCAACTGAGCTGTTTGGTTTTTCCGAACTACTCAAAAGCTCGTTTAGTCCAGCTTTTGGCGCTTGAATAGTTTCTTGTTTTGTGATAGGCTCGTCCTCCACGCTTACGGCTTCAGCTAGGCGATCGTTTATCGGCAAGCGTGAGGCTACATATTTAAGGGCTTTAGCCTTATACATTTCCTCCGCCCAGTCTAGCCAAATGTATTCTAATTTGTCTTTTTTGCTTTGGTTTTGGCTTTTTAAGCGTAGCTTCTCGAGTTTTTTCTTGCTCACAAACTCGCTAAAGACATTATCGCTACTATCTTTGGCATATACGATCACGCCTACTAAGTGATTAAATACCCAGTCGCCGTCATCATCGCTTCGCTCGTTATAATTTGGCGCAAAGTGTATCTTGTCATCAAGTCCGTTAAACTCTAGGCTAAAATCATCACAATCATAAACGGCTACTGCTCTAAATTTCCAGCCATTTTTCATACCTAAACTAATAAGCCCTTTATAGCCTATTTGAAGTTGTGCGGTTTCGCCACCATTTTTTAGCTTAAATGGCACTACGTAGGCTTGACCAAAAAGCTTATTTGGGTTTAGTCCGATTTGGACTATCTGCATAGCTGTATTTACTATGCTTTCAACGCTACAATTTCTTAGCCCATAGTCGTTTGCCATATTTGCGATAGCACTAGCAAAGATCGAGGCCTTAGCCTTATCGTTGCTAACTATTGTTTGAATTTGGTTCATTTTTGAGCCCACTAAAGCTCTCGCTTGTTGCTCTCTTGGTTGTATTTGGTTCATTTTTTATCCTTTCTTTATGAAATAATCGTCTCCGTCAGCATACGCCATAACTGCACCTAGAAGTTGAGTTAATTTCCTTTCTTTTGTCTGTTCGTGATTACCAAATATGTATGATTTAAAAAATTATCTACGGCGTTTTTAAAGATATTACCGGCTCGCGTTAGTTCAGACTCGATATACTCGGCTCTCTTATCTCGTTCGTGACTTTCGATTACCGCTTTGGCTTTTAAAAGTTCGATTTCTTTATTATGCTGCGAAATTTGGGATTTGTAGCCGTTGATTTGATTTTGGCGGTCTTTGGCATCCTTGATAGCGCAAGTCTCGAGAGAATTTACCTTATCGGCTAGGGCTAGGTTTCGCGCTCTAGTTTGGGCGTATTCCTGCGCCTGTTTTAGGATTATCTTTTCAAGCTCTTGCTCCGCCCAAAGCCTAAAGTATTTAGCCTCTTTGCTTCTGATAAACATACCAAGCTTTATGATGCCACGCAAAGTCCATTTTAGAATTTCTTGTTTGCCGCCTTTGGTGTCGGCTAGCTCGTAGACGAAGTGGATATTTTCTACGATTTCGTCTGCGTGGCGCGCTTTGTGTGCAAGGATTGTTCTTTCACTTACGCCGTAACGCTCCGCTACGTATTCAGAAGTAAAGGTTTGGAAATTTAGAATTTCAACTTGGGTGTTGGCAAAAAGTAATAACTCTCGCATTTTATTCCTTTCAGGATAATATTTGCGAGAATTATACAGTTATTAAGAATAAATGTCAAGAGTTTTTATATTTTTTAGGAATATTTTTAAATATAGATTTTCTTGTCGAGAATAAAAAGGGTTACTACAAATTGTTGTAGCCCTTTTACAACTCGCCCAAAATTAGGCTTTGAAAATCTTTTAGCTTCTCCAGTTTTGCTTTCATTCGATCGTTTTCAAGCAATAAATTCATAGAGACGATAGCCCATTGCGGCGGCGGCGTAGCTTCCATTACCCACTTTGCGGGCATACCTTGACTTACGCCCATCCTCTCCGCCAGCTCTCTTTGCGTTATGCCTAGCTCGGCGCATACTTTTTTTACGATGTTTATTTTATCAATCATCGGGTTTTCTATATAATTACGAATAGAATCCGTTATTACTATATCGTCTTGTACATTTTCACCGTAATTTGCAGGCTTATTTAAATATCCCCTATCGATAATTTCATCTATCGCTCTCTCGACATCCTCCTTGTTTTTGCCCCCATATTTGTTTGTTTTGTTATTTATGACAAGGTCTACGTACTTTTGTTTATTGTGCAATAAAACATCAAAAAGCCTTTGGCGATGTTTATTGAAAATTTCTTTGTTTTCGTTCATTTTATCCTATCCTCTATCTCTTTTATAAAATTCTTAGCATCCAAAAAGTAGTTTGGGTATGCTTTACGTAGCTTATTTATACTATCCACGCTTACTAAAACACTTTCTTTATTTTCATCCGTCTCTAGTGCTTGATACATATCTTTAGCTTGGTTAAGTCCGCTTTGCGAAAAGGGGATAATCTTTAGCCGTCTTGAATTATAATCAAGAGAAATAAGATAAACAGTATCTCGTTTATCGTCTTTCAACTTGTCGGCTACTACATTAAGCCCTGCCAGCAAAGCTAAGATGTTATGCTGTGCATCGAGCTCTTTTATCTCTTTTACGTATTCGCTTTTTGGCTCGTTGTTTAAAATTTCGCCGCAAAGCCAAAAGAAGCGTTTAAAATGCTCGTCGCCATAGCCAGCCTTAATGTTGGTAGAACTTTTTAGCGCTAATATTTCAACCGCAGTCGCCCAGTAGTGATGCAAGAGGGTTCTAAGCTGGAGTTCGACCTTATACCCGGCTATCTCTTCGATACCGCCTTGATATTCGAAAACTAAATGATAACTGCGGTATCCGTCAGGCTTGGGCTCGTTGATGTAGTCGAATTCTTTATCTTTTATTTTTAGAACGCACTTTTTGCCGGTATAAACCTTTTTGATATTTTCTAAAAATTCAAAAACGTCTTTGTTATCCTTAAAAACGGCTCTAACTCCAGCAATGTCTTGCATTCTATCGAGCTTTGTTTGGTTGCCGACTCTTCTTAGTTTGCCCCTTATGGAGCTTAATCTTTTAAGTCGTCTAGCGATAAAAAGCGGCTTAGGTAGTTTTTTAGAGATAGTATTTACTAATGTAGTCATTATCGGCACATGGTTGGCTCTAAACGTAGAGATGATATTTAAATCTTCTTTCGTTTGAGTATTCTCTCTAAGTCTATCTCCTGCGCTTCTAACGCTATTTCTCGATAGCGCTTTAACTTCTGCCATCTTATCTCCTTTGAGTTATCCATTTATTTAAAATTTCAATAGCGATTTTAGCTAAATCTTTATGCTCTTTTTCCCTATAGTGTTTTAATAGTGCTGGAGCGTGCTCTCTTAAGCAAGATACGCCTTTTAATGTAAGTCTGCATTTTATAAAAGCAAAATTTAGGCTAACGTCGCCATATTCGATAAGTCCTTCATCTCGCAAAAAAGTCATACAATCACCTACAAAATGAACGTCTATATCAGGGTCGGCAGATGTTACATCGCCACAATCAAATCTTATCCTTTTTGGAAAAGCCTCGGTTAAAATAGCGAATATCAGCCCAGCACACTCGTCAAATTTTTCTAAATTTTCCATTTTGTCCTCTCCGCCAGCTCTCTTTGAGTTATGCCTAGCTCTTTACATACACGTTTTACGATGTTGTCGTCTGCGGTCATTGTTCGTCCTTGTATATATTGTTTTGATTTTATGAGTGCATCAATTATAATGAGCGTTCATCACTGATTTTTTGCATATCTATTGAAGTTGTTCTGCTACTAAAGAATAAAGTAATTAAAGAAACTATAAAGAATACGGAAAAGGTATAAAAATTTAGATTAAATTTATCAGTAGCAAATAGCACGATACAGCAAATACCAGAAAATATTTTTACGCTATATAAAAAATTACCCAAGGGATCTTGTTTTGCACTTAAGCTATTGACTTGCGAAATAAATACATAGCTAAGCGCCAAAAACATACCTTGTAAAAAAGCTTGTTCGCTGCTTTGCCCGCTGTCTTTAAAGTATGGAACATTGACTATACAATACACGCTTAAAGGCAAATATGAAAAAAGAGCCTTTGCTAAAAAGTTAAGTAAAATATGCCAAAATGGGCTTTTTGTTTTTGTCTTTTTTGCTGCCTGATCTATGTCTTTTATTGCGCTTACTGCGTTATTTACAGCTTCTGACATTTTAGTATATCATTCCAGAGACCGACATATATCTATAGTACGCAAATTCGTAAGATACATTAAAATATCCCATTAAGTTTTCTACACTATAACCCAACATGATTAATTTTCTAACTTCATCATAAGGCATAAGCAACTCTGCGGCAAACGCATTAGCTTCTTGTTCCTCCGCTCTTGATATTTCATCAAAAACGTGATTAGTTGCAAAATTTATTCTAGGTCTAATTTTGTCGCGAGAGTGTAGTATCCAGTGCCCTATTTCGTGAGCTATTGAAAAAAGCTTCCTTGTCATAGGCATATCATCTTGTCTAATATAGATCACTTTTTGCATAGGGTCTAGTAAAGCCTCGTCTATTAGCCCATCTTTATATTGCGCGGATAACCCTTGTTCGTTCAAAATAATAGCTAGATTTACGGGGCGCGATAGATTTGCATGGCTATTATTTAATAGGGCTTTCGCCTGCATAGTAGCATTATCATAATTTGCCATCATCTCCCACTCCTTAATCTATTTCAGAGCTCATTATACCAAAATCCTACTTTGATTTTAGGTAATCTATCAAATCACGCTATATTTTCGTAAAATTTCCACGCTGGCAAGCTCAAAGTTTGCACCGCATTTATCTTGTCGCCGTCTTTTTTTGCATAGCCCCACCACTCGTCACGCTCACGGCAATATTTGTAAAGCTCTAGTAATTCAAGATATGTTTTCCGTCCTTGCTCTATCGCTGTGGCGTCAAGCTCATAAAAGCCTACAAAATAAGGGGCTTTCGTTTCAACGGCGATAAACAAGAAGTAATTGACCTCTTTGCCTAAGCTCCTTAAAATGTCGCTGTAAAACGCTGCTTGCACGTGGTAATTAAAACTAGCGACCGATCTAGCAAAGCCAGTAGCCGAAGCGTCAGAGGTTGTTTTTAGATCGATCACTGCACCCATTTTCTCATTATAAAAATCAGGGCGACATTTGACCGCAACGCCGTTTATCTCGCTAAAATAGCTTTGTTCAGCTAATCCGTCTTTTAAAAATATAGCTGTCTCACGCATAGAATTAACCGAGTTTGCTATCTCTACGGCTGAGCCAAAAGTATCAATATCAAGCGAGGTTTTATCGCCTAAATTTTCTAAAAAATCGTTATAGATCGCTTTGCCCTCTTTGGTGCGTTTATCAACGTCAGGCTCTACGCAAAATTCATTTGAAAAATCCTTTGGCTCTAACACTAGCTTATGCACCGCAGAGCCTAAAAGCAAAGCCTTTGTAGGCTCACTCCTAAGCTCGTTTTTCATTTTTAAGTGCAAAGGGCTACGCGCAAGTAGGTCGAGGTCACTCTTTGATATTTCAGGGCGTGCGTGGTATTCTTTATTGCTTAGCATTTTTTAACCTTTCTAATATTTTTTGAAATTCTCCCCAAGTCATATTTGGCTCGCCATAAAACTCAACAAGCCTCATCAGAATATAAGAGCGCATCTCTTTGGGCCTCCTCTCGTAGTTTTTCAAGACTTTTTTTGTAGGTCGTTGTATAGCTTAAGACTGCTTCATTGCTCATTTCAGCTTCAACGCATAGCACATATACAAGTGCGGCGTAGGCGAAAAAGTCTTTTTTGCAATGCTCAATTAAAAGATCAACTATTTCGCCACTATTTTCGCCAAAGGCATTTTTAAACGTGTAGCGATGGCGGCTATATACAGCTTCGATGTCAGTTATTAGCTCGTCGTATTCTTGCTCGAAATTTATATTTTCTACGTCGTTTTTAGCACGCATTAGGTCGTCGTTCAAACTCATTTTTAACCCCTTTTGATATTTAGATAGGCGATATTCTTAATCTCGCCGCCGTTGCTGAAAACTATGCGAAAAAATCTAATTATCTTTCTCATTTTTAAGCTCCTTAAACTATCTCATAAACATACTCAGCTTTAAAGCTGGCTAGTTGCTTTTTACTTAGTTTTACTGGGTTTAGTTTTTTATCTTTTACCGCTAACAACATAAGCGCATCTTTGTGGATATAAAGCACTAGCCCCAATGTGTCAAAATAAACCTCGTAGGTGTAAAAATTTGGTTCTCTTGTAGAGTATCTAGTGCATCCGTCAAACATTACTTTTAAATATTTTTGTCTGTTTCTCATCTCTAACTCCTTTTTCTAATAGAAACCTTGCTCGCCACCGCCGTCTGAAGATGTTAAAAATTAATTTAGCTTGCAAAAGCAACTTTTAAAGGAAAATTTTTTATATGAAAAATGTTAGTGGGCTTTCGCCTACTCCAAGCAAGCAAGGCTTTTATTAGAAAAAGTAGTGTTTTTCGTTTTATTAATAACCCTGTGAAAAACTATCCTAAATCAGGGCTGGCGATGGGTATAGCATTATGTCCGCTATACTCGGGTTACCGCGTAGCTTCAGCTAAACTCTAGCTAGGAGTGGGGCTCCTGCCTGATGTCTGTCAGGACTTTAGACTTTTTTGTTTTGATGAGATAAGTGTAGTATAATACCACTTAAATAAAGCTTAAAAAAGTGGATATTAAATACACTTATTAAAAATATTTTTTGTAGTATAATTTCTATTAAATTTTTTAGGGGGATTACATGAAAAGAATATTAGCTTTATTATTGCTTGCAACACAAATAGCACTATTTGGGGCAGACAGTGATTTGACGAATAAACAACTTCGCAGTGTAGTTGAGAATACAGGTAATATTGGGGGTTGTTTTATTTTTTTTAATTTTAAAAATTTTGTTTAAAAAGAAAACAACAAGTATAACAAATCAGGCAAATGGCAATAATAGCGAAGATTATATTTGCACCACTTGCCATTCAAGAACAGGTGCACATTTTAAAAGAAAGTATTCGATAGGATGGTTTTGGGTAATTTTTATATTTATTAGTATGGGATTGGGGTTGATTATTTATTTTCTAATAGGGAAAAAAGAAAATGTTTGCCCAGTGTGTGGAGCTAAAACTCTTGTGCCAACTAATACCCCAATAGGACAGCAAATATTAAAAAATAATACCAATAATTTATCTTAATTTCCTCCACTCCCACGGCGGAGTAGGGTTACTGCTCTGCCAAAGCCCTCGCTTTTTCTCACGCGCCGTTTTTTCTTGATCTACGTATATTCTCGAGTATTTCACATAAGCCCAAGCGTAGCCATTTAGCACCATTTGAGCGTTTATATCTTGCCCTTTATAGTGGATAATGCCTAGCGTGCGTTTGTATCTATCTTTGCCCTTTGGCACTACTTCTACCACTTGTCCTGCGATCAGGCTAGCTAAAAATTGTTTTGATTTTTGTCCGTAGTCTTGCTTTTTCTCAGGTGCGTCAATGCCATATAGTCTGACCTTTGTTTGCTCCTTGCCGCTTAACACAGTGATCGTGTCGCCGTCAGATATTTTTATGACTTTGGCAGGGTAGGCTAGAAGTGAGAGGTAGCAAAGTATGATTATTGCAATACGCAATTATGGCTTCCCATTAAGAAATAACTTGATGAATACAAAAATGGCACCAATGATTGCAAATAACAATTTTAAGAATTCTATTGAATTGCTCCAAATTTTAATAAAAAATTGATTTGGAATATAACTATACAGCATATCATACAACGATACACTTACGAACCACATAAAGCAAAAAAGTATAAAATAGGATAAGATCAAAAACCAAATCCTTACACAAGTACTTTCTAGCAATCCTTCAAGAAATTCAACGAAGCTCTTTTTTGCGTGCAAAATCACTTCGTCTATGCTTTTATGCGCATCTTTTTCAATTTCTTTTCTTGTTTTGTCTTCCTTAGAAACATCTTGCGCTAGTTCTTTGGCTTTCTTGATCTCTTCATCTGTCGTTATATGGACTTCGATTTTAGGCTCATTGACACTAGCTATTTTTTTGAGCTTTTCTAGCTCTTTCTGAAAATTATTATAATCGCCTACTGTCAATTATATAAGCCCCAAATTCATAAGCCTTATGGAAGCAGCCGCCCTTGAAACGCCCATTATCCCCGCAAAATTATCAACATCATTTAATTTTTTCCATAATGCTATGCTTCTATCTCTTGGCATAAGCAAAGCAGCTGCAAAGTTATCAGCTTCAAATTCCCTATGATCATAAGTGGTTTTATTCCTATAATCGATAAATGCGCCTTTATTGTCTTTTTGGTGTAAAAGGATATGCCCTATCTCATGAGCTATCGTAAATCTTTGCCTACCTACTAGATCGTCTTTGTTGATGTATATTTTTTTTTCGTCATCTCCGTTTGATATGACCATACCTGAAACATCATCTTTGAAAGATGCTTTTACGACAGAGTATCCTAGCTCGTTTGCTATAAAAATCACGTCTATTAATGAATTTTGTGTTTGCTGGAAGTTGGCAAGCGTCAAATCTGCCATAGCTTCTAGTTGCTGAATGCTATATCTAACATCGCTCATCTCAACTCCTTTATAAAGTTTATCTTAAATGAAACTTAAAAATTTATTACCCAATTATAACAAAAAATATAATACTTTTCAAGCCATTTTTTAAGTTTAATTTAATCTCTACCTTATCTCCTGACTCGAGCATAACCCCTTGTAAAATTTTGTAGTGGGGATTATTTAAAACCTCTTTGAATTTATGGAGTAGCTACCGACTACGCGGAGCTAAAAACCTAGCCCTCTAAGCCTCGCCTTGCGTCCATTCTCTAATGAACGATTAAATTTTATAACCTTAACTATTCGTAATTTTTCTCTAGTTTCCGGGGTATCGTCAAATTCTTTAGTCGGGAATTTATCGTTTATCGGGATGAAGCAAAATTTATTTTTTAACGGTATCACGGCATAAACTTTAACAGCCCCCTCGCCGTCGATACTGTAATGAACTATGTCGCCGTCCATAACGGTTGCTTTGGGATCACATAAAAGCTCGTCGCCCTCCTCAATATCAGGCTCCATACTGCTGCCGTTTGCGATAACCGAATACATCTCCTCGTTCCACTCGTCGGCGGGGCAATAGGTGTATGTATCAACGTCTTGGTAGGCGTTTAGCTCTGGTACTCCGCAGCTGGCAGAGCCAACGATGGGCACGCGCCTAAGGGGGGTTTGTTTAAGGGTACTTGTCGAATACCCGATCATTATTTCGTCAAAGCTCTTTTTGAGATATTCGGCTATTAACTTAATCCTTGGAAGCTCAGGCGCAGAGCGCCTTTTTTCATCGTTTCTAAACCACGTTTTTACTGTGTCTAATACAGTTACCATTCCCCTGTCGGTTAAAAAATCTGCCAAATCCTGATAAGTCGCTCCGCGTTCTTTTAGTGCTTGCTTTACTAGCAAATAATTAAAAACGTCAGCCATTTTTATCTCCTAATAGTGGAGTATTAATCCACTATTATATAACAATTATTAAAGAATATTAGCGTAAATAAAATCCACTATTTAAAATTATTTTAAGTGGAATTATTATACACTAACACTATGAAATTGACAAAAATACAAAAAGAAATATACACGGCGATAAAACTTGTTTTGCTTAGATTTTACATGTTTGACACTGTGAAGCAAATTTTGAGACTAAACCCTAGAATGAAGCCTAATTACGAGGCTATGACGGCTTGTTTTTACGAGGTAGGCGTCCCTTATGAGGCGTGGAAAAACATCCGCCTTTGGCTATCCGAGCAAGAAGCCAAAACCGCAAAGGCTGAAAAATGACCTTAGACGAAATAGTCGATCACCTTTGCGCTAAAACAAACCCAAAGACGCCCCCGATGACCGAAAAAGACGTTGCGGCGTTGCTGTTCGGGTATTTTAGATTTAAGCGAAAAATGCACTGCGTTACGCAGATAAGCGTATTTTACAAAGACGTTGAGGATTTTATTGCATTTGATAAAAGGAAAATTTATTGCGTAGAAATAAAAGTCAATAAGCAAGATTTCTTAAATGACTTTAAGACTAAAGAGAAGCATAAAGGCTTTATGTATTACGACAAATTTTATTTCTGCGTGCCCGTGCATTTGGTCGATTTCGCAAAGGAATTTTTAAAAGATTATCCTCACTATGGACTTTTTGCAGCTTACGACAAAAACATACAAAGCGTCGTCAGGGCAAAAGGATGTAGGCGTAAACACGGATTTATACGCGGCGATACTTACGATTTATTGGTTTCGAGAATGAGTAGCGAGCTAGCCAGAGAAAAGAACAATTTAAAACCTAAAAAGGAGAGGAAATGAAAAAATCAAAACTCAAGGCTGAGATTAAAATCTTAAAACTCCGCCAAGAAAATATGATTTACGAGCTGACGCAGATAAAAAGCGCTGTTGCTCGGATTGAGGAAGCTACCCAAGTGAAAAACGACGGCAATAGATACCCCGAGGCCGTGATACCGCTCAACCCTCGCTATAAAGAGGTAACGGTTGATGCGAAAGATTTAGCGGAGCAAATATCGTCGGCCGTAATGGAAAGACTTGGGTTTAACCTTGCTTATTCCGGCAGGGGGCGCAAAGTCCCCCTAAATTCGCGGTATTAAAATATGCGCCTAGGCGCCGACCACTTTAATGGTTCCGATTTTTGCCGAGCCGTTAATAGCGGCTTTGATCTCTTTAATCCATTCGTCTTTAACTCCGAGAACTTTCAGCGTCTCGTCGTTAACGGCGCGGGCCTTTATGAGCTCAAAAAGCTTAATGTCGTTAGCTAGCTTTAGCTCGTTGCGTATGGCAACTAGTGCGTTAAATTGTTCGTCGTTCATTGTAACGGCTCCTTGTGTTGAATTTGTCGCAAACTAATTATACATCAAGGGGCTTTTAGAGTGAATAAAGTTGAAAGGCTAAAAAATGATAGCAGAAACAAGCATAAACGGCTACATAGCTAGCATAGATCAGCACGAGATACAAAAAACGCAGATAATGAAAGCACTTTTTAAATACCCAAACGGCGCGTCAAGACATATGTTGTCAGTAGCAACGGGGCTACCTACTGCTACCGTGAGCGCTAGAGTTAACACTCTTGTGTATTTAGGGCGTATAAAAGAGCGGGGCAAAGATAAATGCCCTATCACCGGCGTAACCGTGAAATGGTGCTATTTTAATGAAGCTCACCTTATAAACAAGGAGCTTATAAAATGCATAAAGGCGGCGAGCAATGCCTGATATTGAGTTTATTATCGCGTCTTTTGCGATCGGCATTATTTTGTTTGAGCTGATTAATTACTTCAATTTTAGGTTGTGAAATGAAACTTTTAGCGCTCTTGATTTGGATAATTTTGGGCTTTTTGGCGATTTGCCTTTTCACGTCGGCCGTATTTGCTTGGCTAGTGGTAGAGAAATTTAAGAGGGATGAGAAATGAACGAAAATCTAAATAACGGCTACGCGATTTGTTTTAACTCGTGGCTATTTGATGAAAGAATACAAAACGAGCTTAGGCTCTTGCTTTTAATCTCTTCATTATCAGCTAAAGAGGGATACTGCTACGCCAATAATGACTACTTAGCAAGCAAACTAAATAAAACATCGGTTTGGGTTTCAAGTGCTATTTCTAAATTAAAAAAATATGGCTACATTGAAACTGAGTTGCAGAAATTTGGAGCAGTGGTAACAAATAGAAAAATTAAACTACTTGCCCTAAATAACGGAGAACAACCGCCGTTAAAAAATCCTTTAACCGCCGATAAAGAAAATCTAAACGCCGTTAAAGAAAATTTTAACGGCGATGCAGAAATTTTTGAACCGCCATATAATGTTTGCGCGCGTAATAATAATACAAGCCAAGAAAATTACAAGCTATTAAAATTACAAGCTAATAATAACCCCCTACCCCCTAAGGACGTTTCACTACCTGACTTCATTGATCCAAACCTTTGGCAAGACTATCTAGCCTACAAGAAAGAGCGCAAAGAAAAACTAAGCGATAAGGGTATCGAGATGAAATTTAGCGAGTGGGCTAAGTGGGCAAGCGAGGGCATAGACGTCAATGCCTGCATACGAGAAGCAATGCGTAACGAGTGGCAAGGGGTCTTTAAACCAAAGCCTAGCTACGGCGCAAAGGCGGCTAGTAGCGCTCAAGGCATAAGCGATGATAACCCTCACGGGCTAAAACAAGGCACGTTAAACACAATGGCGGCGTTTAGGGAGCTAGCTAGAGAAATGAGAAAAAACGGGAAAAGTGATTTAGTGGGAGATTTTCAATGACGATACAAGAATTTTACGGCGTATTTATGCCGACAGTGGAGTATTACGGAGCGAATTTAAGTAAAGCCGTGATTGCACTTTATTTTGAAGACCTAATGGACTACGAGGCGAACGAATTAGCCGCAGCGCTAAAACTAGTTAGGCAAACGCGAAAATATCCTACGATGCCTACGTCTGCGGAAATTTTAGAAGCGCTTAACGGAGATGAGGGCGACAAAGCGCAAAAAGCTTTAGATGAGCTGGTTTATGCGATAAGACGCTACGGACCTTATTGCAGCGTGTGCTTTAAAGACGGAGCGATAATGTCAGTAGTGCGTGCTAGGGGTGGCTGGGTAAAGGTTTGCAACCTAGAAGGGCAAGACTGGGAGAATTTTAAAAAGTGGGACTTCGCCAAGCTTTATAAGATTTATGCAAAAAACCCACAAATTTGTCCCGATTATCTAATCGGCGAGAGCGAGGCAAATAACAGCTTTAACGGCGTAGGCGGAAACGAGCCAGTATATTTTATCGGTGGAGCTAACGACGGCAAATTTATGGAGGTGGCTAAATTTAAAGCCCTAACTGAGCAAAAATCGCCTGTTAAGTCGATAGTAGCGGGTGTGATAAAAAGGATTGGGGCGTGATGAAAGTATTAAATCTTTTTGCAGGACTTGGCGGTAACCGCAAGTATTGGGATGATGTGGCAAGAGAAAAAGGCATAAACATAGAGGTAACCGCCGTTGAGTTTGATCCTGAAATAGCAAAGGCTTATACAAAACGCTATCCAAACGACAACGTAATAGTAGGTGATGCTTGGGATTATGCTGCTAAAAACTACTTAAATTTTGACTTTATATGGGCTAGCCCACCTTGCCAAACCCATAGTAGGTTAAATATAGCAAATAATATCCGTAACGATCGAACAAAAAGGCTACCTGATTTTAGACTTTATGAATTAATCGTGTATTTAAAATACTTTTGCAAAAAAGCTTTTGTAGTTGAAAACGTAGTGCCATTTTATGAGCCACTTATAAAGCCT